CATGGTAAGATCACCACGCTCAGCTAAACACTAACTAGGAGTCTACTCACATGGCTAAACTTACGATTAACGAAGCAGCGGCGGGCTTCACGCACAAGGTTGCGTTCGATTACGTCGATCTCCAGCGTTCTGGCTTCCTTAGCACCATCGGTGCGGCGAACCAGTTCAAGGCTGGCAAGCTCGGGGCTGGTGGTATCATTGATACTGCCGTCCTTTATCAGGTGGTTGATCCGGCTGGTGCGACCGACCTTACCATTGACTTTGGTGTGACGGCGGCTGATCCGGATGAGTTCATCGACAACGGCGACGTTGACGCTTTGACGAAGGTTATTTGGAACACGGGCGATGCCTTCGTTGGCACCGACTCGGGTACGCACACGACCTCCAATGTCGTGAACGGCTACGCCAACAACACGGCGTCGGCTGTGGATCTGATCGTTGAGCTTAACGGCACGGTGTCTAGCCTCACGGCTGGTAGCTGGGTGCTGGCTTGGCGTCAGATGGAAGTCCCCACCTCGTAAAGACTTCTTGTGTTAGAATAAGCCACCCTCTTAACTGGGGGTGGCTTTTTTATGCACATCAAAGTAGCTTCACCCGAAATTACACGGGAAGAAATCGATAACGAGCTTCGTAAAGAAATCATCCGCAGCCTAGATTTTGAGAAGGCTACGGAGGCGGAGCGTGTTAATGTAGCTAAGGCGCAGGCTTCTCTAATGAAGGGCCACAAGGCCATTCCCGGTTTGGGTAAGTGTGTGGGCGTTATGCCTGCTCGCGAGTACTTCCGGCTAGTGAAGAAGTACGGCCATGAGACGGTGCATAGCCGCGAGTTCATGTCCTATTTCAACAAGAAGATGCCAGAGCTTTCGCCCAATAAAGCGTAATGACCAACCGCACCTACACCGACCTGTTCGACCTTATCGAGTCCCTTGCGGGAGTTGATGAATTTGCGCCTACAGAATCCACGAAGATTCTGGCGATGGCTAACAGGCGGCTGCGGCAAGCCTACGACTCCTGCGATGTCTGGCCGCGCTATATGCGGCTGGATGCTCGCCCGGCCCCTAATGGCATTGTGCCGTACAGCTACGATTCTGCTAACGGCACCCGCATGGCTTCCTCTGCTACCCGCAGCGGGACCACCGTTACCTTCGTTACGGGCGGTGTGGACTTCGATGTTGTAGTGGGACAAAATGTCACAGTGTCTGGGCTAAGTGGTAGCACTAATCCAAACGGCACATATTCAATTACTTCTGTTGATGGGCAGACCGTAACCTACGAACTGGCCTCTGGTACAGGCACCGAAACCTACACAGGCACGGGACTACTTACCCCCGTTACGATGCCTGACGTAGAAATCTTTATGCGCCTGCATGACCGCAACCCCGTGCAGGGTGTTGGCGGCTGGGAATACGACTTCTTTGTTGATAGCAACGGAGCCAACATTGTTGGCAACTATCCTGAGCTTGATGGCTTCTTTGTTACTTATAAAGCTATTTGGGATGGTCCTTATACGACGGCATCTGCTACCATTCCTCAAGAGTGGTTCTATTACGCCGCGCACGCCACCTATGCAGATTTCCTTCGGATGGACGGTCAAGTGGACAAGGCAATGGCTGAAGAGGCTGTTGCGCAGATGTACCTCGACACCGAACTTACTAAGGCCAGCCAGCAGCGTAATATGAACAACCTGTTCCGCCGCATCTCTACCTACACCTCACGCCAGTTCCGCTAAACATGAATAACTCACTCGTAGTCAATCTCTACCCCCAGCCGACTGGCGAAGCCGATCAGCGTCTGACGGTTAGCACCGCAGTCGTTTCGCTTGATGCGAATTGGACCTCTTCCAAGACCAAGTACATTTTGGTCGATGTGCAGACGAACGACGTGATGGTGACGTTTGACGGTAGCAATCCGTCATCCACGAACGGCCATCTGTTCAAGGCTGGTGTGCAGCCCTTCCTTTGGAACAAGGAAACGGCGCGACTGGCTAAGTTCATCCGCGCAGGCGCGAGTGATGCCGCCGTACAGGCAACCCCCTTCTCCGTCTAAGCCATGCCTAACGCACGCATCGTCAATACCCCGTCGCAGGCTATTCCGCAAAATGGCACGACGCACAAGCAGCGCACAGTTAGCTCATCGGCTGTAGCTTTCCTTGATTGGACGCTGGCTACCGATACGGAACATCTTCTGGTACAGGTGACGGGAGCGGATATTCGTGTTACCTTTGATGGAACCACCGATCCTACGGCTACCAAGGGGTTCCGTATGCCAGCCAATAGCTCGGCCTACTGGACGCGCACTATGGCCCTTAAAGCCCGCGCAATCCGCGAAGCTTCTACTGATGCTGTAATTGAGGCGCAGGAACTCAACTACCTCTAATAATGGACATCTTCAAGACGCTGTTGTTGGACACTCCCGTGTCCACGGCAATTAGTGGCACCGTAGCCGTCAATCAAGGTGGCACCGGGGCTACTACTGCCGCCGATGCGCGAGTTAATTTGCTGCCCTCTTATACGGGTAATGCAAATAAGGTGCTAAGCCTTAACTCTGGGGCAACGGATGTCGAGTGGACTACGAACGGTGCTGGCACCGTAACGAGTGTTGATCTCACGGCTGGTACGGGCATTAGCGTGTCTGGTGGGCCAATTACTTCCACGGGCAGCATTACCGTAACCAACACGGCTCCAGACCAAACGGTGGTTCTTACGGCGAGCACGGGCATCTCGACTTCTGGGACTTATCCCAACTTCACGATTACCAATTCTGCGCCAGATCAGACAGTGGTTCTAACGCAGGGCGGCACCACCACCATCACGGGAACCTACCCCAACTTTACGATTTCGTCTGCCGATCAATATAAGGGTACGGTAACTAGTGTTGATTTCTCTGGTGGCACTACGGGCCTAACGGTTTCTGGCAATCCGATTACCAGCAGCGGAACCATCACCCTTGCTGGTACGTTGGCGGTAGCCAATGGCGGCACGGGCCTAACCTCTGGCACGTCTGGCGGTGTTTTGGCCTTTACGGCAAGCGGCACCCTAGCCTCGTCCAGCGCATTGGCGTCCAATGCCATTGTTGTTGGCGGCGGTGCTGGAGCCGCGCCATCCACCATCACTACGGGTACTGGCGTTGTCACCGCTCTAGGGGTCAATACAGGCACGGCTGGCGCGTTTGTGGTTAATGGTGGTGCTTTGGGTACTCCTAGCTCGGGAACGGTTACCAATCTCACGGGAACGGCCTCTATCAACATCAATGGAACCGTAGGCGCGACCACCGCTAACACGGGCGCGTTTACAACGCTTTCTGCGTCTAGCACGGTGAGTGGTACGGGTTTTTCTACCTACCTCGCCTCGCCTCCTGCAATCGGCGGTACTGCTCCTGCGGCTGGTAAGTTTACGACCCTTGAGGCTACGGGTGTTACCACCGTCTCTGCTGGCACCGTTTCGGCCCCAGCTATCACCACTACGGGAGATACCAACACGGGCATCTTCTTCCCGGCGGCTGACAACATGGCCTTTACGGAGGGTGGTGTAGAAGTCTTTCGTATTGAGTCCAATGGTCGTTTTGGACTTGGACAAACCTCCCCGGCCACCAAGTTTGACCTGTCTGGCAACTATGGTCAGAATATTGTAGCTGTCGCCGCACTCGACATTGATTGCTCGGCTGGTAACTACTTCACCAAGACGATCAACGCAAACAGCACGTTCACGTTTTCAAACGCTCCGGCCTCTCGCTCTTATGCGTTCGCTCTTGAACTGACGCACACGTCAGGCACCGTGACTTGGCCGACCGCTGTGAAGTGGCCCAAGGATACGGCCCCAACTCTGACCACGGGCAAAACCCACATCTTTATCTTTGTAACTGACGATGGTGGCACACGCTGGCGCGGTGCTGCACTTGTAGACTACGTTAACTAATATCTATGGATCCTAACGTTATCAAACTTGCGATGGGTGCTGGTGGCGCTGGTGAGAAAGAGTATGACCTGTATGCTTGGGGATATAACGGACTTGGTCAACTTGGCCTTGACGACACAACCAGCCGTTCATCACCAGTACAAGTCGGTGCATTAACAACATGGGACAAAGTTGCGTCCGGCAGGCTCCACAGCATAGCGATTAAAACGGATAGGACGTTGTGGATTTGGGGGCTTAACAACTTCGGTCAACTCGGCCTAGGAGATGTAACCGATCGTTCATCTCCTGTACAAGTTGGAGCGTTAACAACGTGGAACAACGTTGCGGGTGGCTTTAGTCACACAATAGCCACTAAAACCGATGGGACATTGTGGGCTTGGGGGTTTAACAGCTTAGGTCAACTCGGCCTAGGAGATGTAACCGATCGTTCATCTCCTGTACAGGTTGGAGCGTTAACTACTTGGAGTAAAGTTGCCTGTGGCAAAGAACACAACATAGCCACTAAGACAGACGGAACATTGTGGGCTTGGGGGTATAATTTTCGCGGTCAACTGGGCTTAGGAAACACAAGCAATCGTTCGTCTCCGGTACAAGTTGGGGCGTTGACAACATGGAGTAATATTGCGTGTGGTCGCCTTCATACCATAGCCACTAAGACAGACGGAACTTTGTGGGCTTGGGGACGTAACAACTATGGTCAACTTGGCCGAGGAACCACAGCAGACTATTCATCACCACTTCAAGTTGGTTCGTTAACAACATGGGACAAAGTTGCGTGTGGTCGCTACCACACAATAGCCACCCAAACGGACGGCACGTTGTGGGCTTGGGGGCGTAACAACTTCGGCCAACTTGGCCTTGAAGATGTAACCAGTCGTTCGTCTCCTGTTCAAGTTGGTGCATTAACAACATGGAACAAAGTTCAAAGTGGAGATGCAAACATTATAGCCACTAAAACTGACGGAACATTATGGGGTTGGGGAAGTAACATCCAAGGCCAACTAGGTATAGGAACTACAACCAATCGTTCGTCTCCTGTTCAAGTTGGTGCATTAACGACTTGGAAAAACATAGCGTGTGGGTACTCACACACCATCGCCACTACAGAGGAGTAGGCAAAAATCTTTACTTAAAGGCAGAGATTGTTACAAAGACTAAGTGAACAACAACTTGACCAAGAAGCTGCACTTCTTGTCTGGCCTGCCGCGTTCTGGATCAACGGTACTTGCGGCAATTCTTAACCAGAATCCGCAAACGCACGTTTCAACTACCTCTGGTCTTGGTGCTGCGCTTGATGCGTTGGCAACAACGTGGCACCGCGAGCCGCTGCTAGAAAAGAACGACCGCGACCGGAAGAAACTAGCCAACGCAATGCGTGGCTTGATTCACGGGTACTACGACGAGATCACGTCGAAGCCCGTTGTGATTGATAAGGCACGCAATTGGCCGCTCCCAGTAGTTGTATCTGCAATGGCTCAAGTGCTAGGCCACAAACCGCGTATCATCGCCACCGTTCGTAGCGTGCCAGACTGCATGGCATCGTTCGTCCGCGTAGCAAAGCCAGAAAACCTAGACGACTTCATCCAGCAGTCAGGACTTACGGCGCACCTAAAATCGTCCTATCAGGTCTTGCAGGCTGGCTATCAAGCCGACCCAGAGTGCTTCCTATTCGTAGAATACGAAGACCTTTTAGCTGATCCGCGAACTCAGCTCAAACGCATCCATAACTTCCTTGGTCTTGATCCGTTTGAGTACGATCTAGAGCGCATTGACGGCTCTACCGTCAAGGAGGACGACGAGGGAATTCATGGCGTAGCTGGCCTACACGACATTAAGCCCAAGCTGGCTAGGCAGCACAATGAATCGGCAAAGGATATTCTCGGCTACCACTACGGGCAATTTTGCCAGCCTGAGTTTTGGCTCCCAAAGCCGCGCACTATTGTTCCTTTAGACGATCTTGATCTACAGCTTGCAGCCTCTACAATGGGCAACTTTGAGGAAGGCAAGCGCATTGCTGAAAAACTCAAGGCAGAGCGTTCCAATGACCACCGCGCAGCCTACAACCGTGGCTGGTACGAACTGCGTGATGGCAACATTGAAGAGGGCTACAAGCTCCTTCATCGTGGACGCAAGGTAGGTGTATTTGGCAATAGTCAACCGAAAAGTCCGCAGCCTGAGTGGAATGGTAGCAGCGGCCACACCATCCTGCTTCAGCTAGAGGGCGGCTTGGGAGATCAGCTTCACCAGCTACGCTACACCCGCAATCTGCGGTCAAACGGTTACAGTCCTATCGTTAGCTGCTCTGGTGAGCTAGTGCCATTTATCGCCTCTACGGAACTGGCTGATGCCGTAGTGCAGCATGGCGCGGAATATGGGGTATTCCACGACTATTGGATGTCTGGAATGTCTAGCCCTATGTACCTCGGGCTAAACCGTAGATCCATCCAAGGAGACGCATACATCCACACCGACTTTACTGTTCCCAATAAGAAGCTTCGGATAGGTTTGCGCTGGTCTGGCAACAAGACCTTTGAGGCCCAACATCACAAGCTGTTCCCAGCCCAGTTGTTTTTTGATGCCGTCAAACGCGACGACGTAGAGTTCATCTCCCTCCAGCGGGATGCCGACCTAGAGTTTAAGCCTAGCTGGGTGCAGGATGTTCCCCTTCAGACATGGCATGACACCCACAAGGCAGTTAGCTCCTGCGACCTAGTAATTAGCTCCTGCACGTCCGTAAGCCATCTTTCTGCGGCTATGGGGGTTCCCACTTGGGTTGTCATCCCAATTATGGGGTATTATCTGTATGCCGAACCCGGCAATAAAACGCCCTATTACAACTCTATGCGGTTGTTTCGCCAACAGAAGTATGGCGATTGGACCCACCCTTTTGAAGAAATTAAGAGCCTAAACTATTCCCATGAACTACTGCTTCGTTGAAAACGGCGTTATTGCCGATGGCCCCCGTGGACTTCCCCGTTCATGGCGTAATATCTCTGGCCTTGACCAGATGGATGATGATGGGCTTCGAGAGCTTGGTTGGCTTCCAGTACGCCTTGTGGAAGGTGATGTTCAGGAGAAGTTTGTTGGCTCTATATTTGCCATTCTTCCTAGTGAGGTGGTAGAGACTAAGATTTGGCGTTCGTACACCCCTGAAGAGCAGGCCGAGATTGATAGCCAGAAGGCTAAGCAAGTCCGCTCTGAGCGTAATACCAAGCTAACTGAGTGCGATTGGACCCAGCTTAACGACACGCCGCTGGACAATACCGCCAAGATTCAATGGACGGCCTACCGTCAGGCTCTCCGCGATGTTCCCTCTCAGGCAGGGTTTCCGCATAATGTAGTTTGGCCCACAAAGCCTTGATATACTAAGTCATGGCTCAAATTCAAAAAGGCACCACCTACGGGACGACCTCGCCGTCGAACCTAGTTAGCTCGACCAATCTCAATAATCATGTTGATGATGCGGTGCTTTTGCCGGGAGCCATTACCGATCAAACTGCCAAGGTGGTTCTTGCTGCGGCTGACACCGTATTGGTTCATAGCTCAGCCGATACGGCTTTGCGAAAAACCACGATGGCTCAGGTGTTTGCAACCCCACAGCCTATTGGTTCTAGCACAGCTAGTTCTGGTGCGTTTACCACGCTAAGTGCATCTTCAACTGTTAGCGGAACTGGATTTTCTACCTACCTAGCATCTCCCCCAGCTATTGGCGGAACTGCTGCTGCTGCTGGTTCTTTTACGACCCTTAGCGCATCAAGCACAGTAAGCGGAAACGGATTCTCTACATATTTAGCTTCACCACCAGCAATTGGTACAACTACTGCGGCTGCTGGCAAATTTACGAGCCTTGAGGCAACAGGGCAGTACAAGGGGTCGGTTACGGCCATCACCCTTCTGGATATTGATTGCTCGGCTGGCAACTACTTCACGAAGACCATTAACGGCAATTCCACCTTTACGTTCAGCAACGTACCCAGCGGCGCGTATGGCATGATTGTGGAGATCGAAAATACGTCCGGCACCATCACTTGGCCTGCTGCGGTTAAGTTTCCCAATGACACAGCTCCTACGCTTAGCACGGGCAAGACCCATGTTTTCGTGTTCATCACGGACGATAGCGGTAGCCGTTGGCGTGGTGTGGCTGCGGTAAATTACGTTACTTAACATGAGCGTAATCACCGAACTCCTCTTCAACGCCGGAACGGGAGGTCTGTTTGGTCTCTTTGGCTCGTTGGCTACGAGTGCTCTGCGCATCTGGGAAAAGCGGCAGGATAACAAGTTCGCCCTAGATATGCTTGATAAGCAAGCTGCTAGTGCTGAAGCACTTGCGGCATGGAACGCATTTGCGGCATCACAGTCCGCATCTGCAAGCGACATGACCGAGAAGGTGTCTCCGTGGGCAGCTAACGTCCGCGCCGTCACCCGCCCCTTCCTGACTATTGGTTTGGTACTTGGCTCATTCATCAGCTTCTTCCTGATCGAAGACCAATACTTGAAGGTCGAAGCTATCCAGAGCTTCATGATGTTGGCCGGAACCGCCGTGGCTTGGTGGTTTGGTAGCCGGATGACTAGCCTGATTCGCAAATGATCTTCGACAACGACATCGTGAAGGTATTTGCCGTTACCGTTGGAGGCTCATTGGGAACGATTACACTTACTCAAGTGAATGAAATCGCTGCCTTTATTCTGGTGTTAGTCTCTATTGCCTATACACTTACGAAGCTAATTAAGCTTCTCAAGCGTGATGAATAAGAAGACCATGAAGTGCAACGTCCCGCGACGTGATGTGCAGGGCGGGAAGAAGTTTGTGGTAAAAGCCTGCCAGAATGGGCAGGAGCGCATTGTCCGCTTTGGCGATGCCAACATGACCATCAAGAAAAACCAGCCTGCCCGTAAGAAGAGCTACTGTGCTCGGTCTGGAGGCATTAAGGGAAAGACCAATAAACTGTCTGCCAACTATTGGTCCCGCCGAGCTTGGGACTGCTAACCATGAAAGACCGCAACGAACGTCGTTATAAGAACCAAGAGCGTATGCTTTACCGCCGCATGAAGGAGGCCGACGAGGCCATCGAAGCTGCGGAGGACATGATGGAATACAAGGAGGACAATAAAATGAAATGTGGAAAACGTAAGTGTGAAATGGGCAAGCGTAAGCCCTGCAAGTGAAACGCCGCTCAACAGTTAACTCAGCCGGGGTTTACACAAAGCCCGGCATGAGGAAGCGTCTCTTTGAGTCCATTAAGTCCGGCGGCAAAGGCGGCAAGCCGGGGCAGTGGTCCGCACGCAAAAGTCAACTTCTAGCCCGTAAGTATAAAGCTAAGGGCGGCGGCTACAAGACATCCAAATGAAAGCCCAGCAACGCAGCCTAGTGGATTGGACCCGTCAGGAATGGCGCACCCTATCAGGCAAGCCTAGCCTTAAAACTGGCGAACGCTATCTACCCAAGGCTGCTTGGGAGGCTCTTAGCCCCGCTGAACGCGCCGCCACCAATAGGGCCAAGCGTAAGGGCATGAAGGCCGGAAAGCAGTTTGTTAAGCAGCCCAAGAAGATTGCTAAGAAAACCTCTAACTACCGATAACCATGCCACTCACGAAGAAGGGTAAGAAGATTAAAGCCGCCATGACCGAGGAATATGGGGCTAAGCGAGGCGAACAGGTGTTCTATGCTTCCCGAAACAAAGGTACAATTAAGGGCGTAGATTTCAAGCGGCGTAAGGTATCATAGTTGAACCTTAACCGCTGGTTAGGGATTCATCTATGGCACGTTACAGCAGCTTTAGTGGCCGGGATACGCCTATTGCCGAGACGGCAGATATTGGCTTTTCCCGATTTAACAACCGCCTCCGTCCTGACCAATTGCAGGCCGGGGAGCTTGCTATGTCCGTCAATGGACGGATGAACGTGGATGGGACGTGGCAGGTGCGTCCCGGCGTAGATACGTTTGGCCCTGTTATTGGAACGAAGGACGAGACGCTTGCTCTGCCGTTCTATTTGTGGCCGCAAGTGGTTATTAGCTCGGCCACCCGCAGCGGCACGACGGTAACCATCACTACGTCAACCAATCACGGTTTCTCGTCGTCCTACGCTGTTGCTATTGTAGATGTTGGCCCCGGCACGGTGGACCCCAACGGCAACAAGACCATCACCGTTACTGGCCTTAATACGTTTACCTACACGATTGCTGGTGCCACCGGAAGCGAGACCTACTCAGTTACTGCTAGCTCTAAGGCTGGTGGAGCTATCCTCGGAACCAGCAGCATCAACGGAGCTTTCGGCTCATGCCTGTTCTCAAATCCCGCATCGAACAACGACGAGTACATCATCCTCGCTCTGTTCTCGAACGCCATCGCTATCAACATGGCGACCAAGGCAACGACGACGATTGCCTACCCTTCTGGCATCTTCATTTCACAACCCGTGAATATGCTGCAAGCCTTCAACAAGGTTTTTATATTCCGCGACGGGGCTACGGCTCTGCAATGGAATGGCAGCTTTAGCGGCACGCCAGCTTTTACGAAGGTGGCTAATGGAGCATACGCGGCAACCACCTATTTGGATTCAAACAACAACACCGTAATTGCAAACGGTATTGTAACGGTTAGCGAAACGGCTCACGGTTTTTCGGTTGGGGACAGGATTCATGTTGTTGATAAAGGAAGTTCTACTCTTGTTGAGCAAGAGGAGGGGTATGTTATTGCTACGGTAGCAGACGCCAATACCTTTACTTTCTACGCTGAAGTTCCCGATCTAACTTCGCATAAGGTGGTGTACGCCAAGAAGCAGCCGTCCCAGCTTGGCTTCACGCATATGCCAGCCCCGGCGTGGGGCGTCTACCACCAGCGGCGTTTGATTGTCCCCTATTACTACAACACCACGGGCAGCAGCGGCAGCGAAACAATTACGGACCGGAACGTCAGGGATGAAATCCTGCTATCGGACGTATTCGACTCTGACACTTATGACCGCATCCAGAACCAGCTAAAGGTTACGGCTGGGATTGCGGACTATCTCCAGTATGTTCACCCATTTACTGAGGATAACGCTGTTATCTTCAACCGCAATTCGATCCATCTAATGCTCGGGCTGAGCGGATCTATTGCGGATATTTCTTTGAAGGAAATCACCCGTGAGGCAGGGTTGGTGGCGCAGAAGAGTGTGGTTACGATTGGCGACCGCATCTTCTTCCTGTCTGACAACGGCGTCTACTCCACGTCCTTCCAAGACTTGTACAACCTTCGTGGCGCGGGGCTACCCCTGTCTGACCCGATTAACCCGCTCATCAAGCGGATCAATCCAGACTACGCCCACAACGCTGTAGCAATCTACCACGACAATCGCTATTGGATTGCAGTACCACTAGATAACAGTCCGCGCAACAATGCCATCCTTGTCTACAACCTGTTGAATCAGGGCTGGGAGAGTTTGGACATCATCGACCAAGAGGGCTGGGACATCAGCAACCTCATCGTGTCTGGGGCTGGCGGCATCAACAAGCTCTATGCCGTCAACCGCTTTGGTGGCGTGCATACCATCGATGAGCGTGTGGATGGATTCGACTACATCTACACGGTTCCCGGCGGCGACTCTATCCCGTACCCGATTGAGTCAGAGGTAGTTACCCGCCAGTATGTCTTTGACGACGTTGGCCGTAAGAGCTTCAATGCCTACGAGGTTCACGTTGAAAGCTCTGAGTATGAGCCTAGCGATGCGGACATCACTATGATTTCCGAGAACATCGACAAGGAAGCCCCGATGTACTCATTGGCTGAAAGTCTTGAGGAAGACCTGCCTATTGGCGAGGATAGCTCTGTCCGTGGCCGTATTGGCAACATCCGCGCCTACGGAATGCAGCTAAAGTTTGTCCCAACCAAGGGCCGTCCCAAGCTCCGTATGGTGAAGCTAGAAGCCTATCAAGCCTTCCGCTCTGTTACTGAAGCATCATAATGAAACCAATCTATGAGGCTAAGAAAATAGCCTTAGAGGCCGGGAAGAACTTTGAAGAAGAGCTGGCGTTTTACCTAGAACACGGCGGGGTTATAAGCCTTCCAGATAGGTTTATAATGGGTAGGGCAATCCAGCTTAGTTTGGGCGAAGATGTTATCAATCCCCCCAATCCAGATTGCTGGTATGTTCATTGTGCGGTGGGCAAGAATTCCGCCTTATGGTTTTGTAACCAAGCCCCATTTAGACTGCCTTACCTAGCTTGGCGCAGGAATAACGATGAAAGTGGTACACTAAGGGTGTACAATACGGACACCGTTGAAAGACTTGCTCGTTCATCTAATTAAATATCATGGGTAGCCCAAGAATTCCAGCACCTCCTCCAGCCCCCGCCCCTGTCGATCCCGGCAAGGCTGCATTAGACTATGTTCGGGGCATGGCCGACCCAGAGCTTCAGAAGCTATTGCTGGAGTCTGAGCAGACATATAGGCCGCAATACACCAAGCTTAACCTTGATGAGCTAGCTCAGTACACTTTTGGTATTCCCGGTGAAGAGGGAAAGCCGGGAACCCGTGGAACGCTTGATATTCTGCGAGATGTTACGCCAGAAATTACCAAGATTGATACATTGGCTAATACGGCTCTTCGTGAGGCCGATATTGAGGACATTAACAAGCTTGGTCAAAAAGCAAGGGATGCATTTCGTAAAGCAAACCCAGAAGCTTTTGCTGCTTTAGAGGCGGCTGGCAAACTTGGTGGTCCAACAGACTACTTTAAGGACTTGGAAACGGCGATGCAAAATCGCCGTATTTTTGGGGATGTTAATTTTACCCCAGCAGAAGCCTCAATGATTGAGGCATTGCAGGGAGTAAACCTTGGAGGATATTCGCCGGAACGTGCTGCCGCTTCTTTGCTTGGTGCTGCTCCAACCGTTGGCTCACAAGGTTATGGTGCTGAAGGGTTTGCTGCTCAGGGATATGGATCTCAAGGGTATGATGCTGCGCGAGCCGCCCGTGTTGCTGATGTAGCAGCACAAACAATTGGACAGGGAGCACTTGGAGGATCTTTATATGGACAAGCATTGGAAACGGCCCCTACGGAAGCTTCTGAAACCTTTCGTCGCCGTGCTGCGGAAATGGCCCTTGCTACGGGTCAACTCTCTTCTGAAGAGATTCGTAACGCGCAGCAAGCGACTCGCGAAGCTTTTGCTGCTCGTGGATTAGAAATGAGCAATCAGGCCATTGCTGCTGAAGCTATGGCCCGTTCTGATGCTGTTGCTCAACGTCAGGCTTCTCAGTTGCAACAAGCTGCCGCTCTTAATCAGGCTTACCTTGCCGACCTTAACGCCAGCCGTGGGTTTGCTACGGGCGTATATGGTCAGGATCTTGGCCGTTTGCAGGCAAATCAAGATGCTGCTTTGCGTTCTGCGTTAGCTAATCAAGCTGCCGGGCTTCAGCTTTCTGCCGCCGATCAAGCGGCGATTAATAGGGCGCGTGAATTTGGAGCAATGTCGGCTAATGAGGCTGCTCGATTTAGTGCTGCTGCAGCAAATGAAGCTGCGCAGTTTGGTGCTGCATCCCGTAATGAGGCCGCTCGTTTTGGAGCTACTGCTGCCAATGAGGCATCCCGTATTAATGCGGATTTGATGGCTCGTTATGCGATGGCGAACCAAGGCGCACTAAATGCGTTTAGCGCAGCCAATATGGCGGCTGGCAATGAAGCAGCTCGTTTTGCCGCAGAACAGGCTAACCGCGGAGCTTTGGCTAATCTAGATGTAGAGGCTAAGCGGCGTGCAGAAAATGCTGCGGCCATGAACCGTTTTGCTGAGTTTAATAAGCTCAACGAAATGGAGACGCTGATGGCAAATCGTGCCTTTTCAGCAGATCAGCAGGCTAAGGCGTTGGAACAGCTCCGTGTCCTTGGAAGTGAACGTATGCGCGAGATGGGCGCAAATCGTGGATTTAGTCTTGATGTTGCTGGAGCCTACGGCGGTATGTCTTTTGATCCGATGATGGCTATTCTTGGCCGTTCCTCTGGTGCTTCGCGTGCTGCTGCTGGAGAACGTGGTGCTGCTGCTGGAATGATGGACGCTTTTGGTGGCAACCTGTTTAATCCTGACGCCGGAATTAATCTTGCCCTATCTAATACGGCAAATCAAGGCAACTATCTTGCTAACACCTACGCAGCCAATGTATCGGCTAAGGCGGCAGTTAGTGCTGCTAAACTTGGTGCAGTTAGTAAGCTGGTTGGTTCCGCTATTCCGTTTATTCCGGGGGTCGGCGAAAAGAGTGGGGGCGGTTAATAACAAGTAAACACTTTTAACTATGGCACGCGCATCTCGTTTTGGTTCTGGAATTCGCCCAGAACTTGGTCTTGTCGATTACTCTCCTATTGCAAAAGCAGGTATGGCTGCTGGGCAGGCTTATGCTCAGGGCATCTCTAGCATTGGTGATTTTGCTAGTAGCGCACTTGACGAGTATCAAAAGAGGAAGGAAGAGCGTGATACTTTTTCTTCTTTGCTAGATTCTAAAATTGGAGAGCTTGAGCGTAAGCGTGCAGAGATTTCTCAAAATCCATCGTTATACGGAAACACGCCTCTTGTTACGCAAGAGCAGATTGATTCTTTGAGAAAGATGGGAGATGCTAAGACTCCCGCGCTGAAGGTTAAGATTGCTGAGATTGATTCCCTAATTAAGAACATTGACGAAGCTCCTGCTCGTACTCTTCGTGCTTTGCAAATCAATCAGGCCCAGCAAGCTGCGGCAAACGAAAAGGCTTTCGGTGAAGCATTTTCTGCTATTCCAGCAACCAAGGAAGTAGTTACCAAAGTTCCAGAACTTAGCGTAACGAGCAAGGCTCCTAAGTTTACTGGGCTTGGTGAGTTCATGTATGGTTCGACCAAGCAAGAAACTCCTGCCAAGACCGTAATTAATCAGGCTCCTGCTGGTACAGCTGCATTCCTTGGACAAAATCAGCTTACCGGTACATATGCCTTTTTGGATGATAAAGCAAAAGCTGAACTTGCTCTTCAAGAAGAACGCCTTGCTCAAAAGAGAAAGCAACTAGACGAGGTAAATACCACACTAACTAAGGGCGCAACTACTCCATTGCGACAAATTTTTAACGCCCCTCCTTATATTAGTGAGCGCGTTCCTCTTACTTCAAGCGAAAAGGTTGCAGTAGCAAATCAAAAGTATGCTTTGCAAAATGAGGTTGAGCAACAAACAATTCAAACCAATCAACTCAAGGAACGAATTTCTACAGCAGAAAAGTTTGCTGGTCAACCGTTGACTAAACAAGCTGGCGATCCTGTTCTTGAGAAGGCTGCTAATGCTTTGTCCCAGTTCGATAAGCGCGTTGATGTTCTTAAGCGCGATGTTGAAGTGGCTATTAAAGAGCGTGAAGAAAAGTCTGATGTTCCCCTAACTCCAGACGAACGTCTTCAGCAGTTCATGTCTACCTACATTGAGAAGGGTGGACAGATCACTCCAAAGGTACTTGGCGAAATGAAGCGTTCTGTTGGAGCAGACGTTGAACACTTCAGATTCGGAGATGTTGAGGGAATCCGTATTGGCGATTCAGTTAAGATTTTTGAGGACAAAAAACCAATCAGCGTTAGTCAGCGAAAGTACTATGATGAGGCCACTTACAACCAGCTTGTTTCTGCTGCTGCACGCGCTGGCCTTGATCGTCTAAGTCAAGAAGAACGTCAGGTTTTGGTTGAGCTTAACAACCAATATGGTTCTGAAGAAGCCGATATTGTAACGGGTGTTCGCCGTAAGCGCATGATTCAAGACATTGTTCGTGATCGTGCTGTTGAGCTTGGACTTACCCCGAGACAAAGTGAGTTTGTTTCTACCCCCGCTACGCCATCTAAACTTGGTGCTTCTAGGTTTGGTATTGAGGTGGTAAAAAAGCCTTCCATGGTAAAGTAATGTCCTATGCCCACCTACAGGGTTACCGACAGCAAAACTGGCGTTACGCTTAATCTTACCGGGGACAGCCCTCCTACTGAAGAAGAACTGGAGGAAATCTTTTCTCAGTATTCTGCTAATCCAGAAAAAGAAGAGGACAGTAAGATGTCCTCAGTTGCGCGTATTGCCGCAGACATAGGTATTGAAACTGGTGGAGCCTTGGCTGGTGCAGCGGCTGGTGCATCTATTGGTGCTGCCCTTGCTCCTGCAAGCTTTGGAGCATCTGTTCCTGTTGGTGCTATTATTGGCGGCGTTGTTGGTGGACTTGGTGGCAACACCATTGTCCAACGTGGACAGATTGAGCGTGGCGAACGTCCTGAGTTTTCCTATGGTGAACTAGCAGCTACTGGTCTTTTGTCTGCTATTCCCGGCGGAACGGGTGCTAAAGCCGGAACCTCATTGGCTCGCAATCTTGCTTTGCGTTCTACTCAGGGTGCCGCCCTTGGTGGCGCGGCTGAGATTACCAAGACTGTTATTGACCAGAATCGCCTGCCTACCGCACAAGAATTTCTTACTGCCACCATCTTTGGCGGTGCTATGGGTGGTGCTGTTGGCGGCGCAGAGAAAGGAATTAGTAAGGCTATCTCCCTAACCCCAGAGGCTAAGTTGGGCAAGCTGATGCCTGTCATTAAGCGGGTTGCTGGCGAACAGTCGGCTCTTGCCTTTGAAGGGGAGGTTGCTGTCCGCAATCTTAAGGATGCGCTTGGTGATATCAAAGATAAGGTAGAACGTGACCGTATTTCCTCTGTTGCATTTGATGTGCTTGAGGGAAGACCGCATTCGACCAATCTGCCTAAGCCTGTTGCCGATGCTGTTTCTCAGGTTCGTGGAACCATCGATACGCTTAGCGAAACCCTACAGGATCGTGGCGTTGTTGAACCGGGAAGTGGGTTATACAACACGATTACGGATAATCTAGGTCAGTATATCCGTCGGTCCTATCGTGCTATTAATAGCGACTGGAAGCCTTCTGCCGAGGTATTTAATAGGTGGGTAGACACGAAGGTTCGCGAAGACCTTGAGCAACGCCTGCGTACCCGCATGGCGAACAACATCATCATTGGCCGCAACAAGATCGTTGAGGGCAAGCCGTTCAACATTCAAACGTATTACAATAAGCTCAAGAGTGAGTTTGAGCCAGAGCTTCGCCAGAAATACATCAATGAAGCTAGTAAGCTTCTTGACCGGGATAACTCTTTTGCCTTCGCGATTGGTGATAAGGCTAAGGTAGACACCAACATCTTTAAGCAGCGCAAGAATTTAGATGCTGTTACTAGAGAGCTACTTGGGGAAATTAAAGATCCCGTGTATGCAGCTAGTAACACCATCAACATGATGACCAAGACTCAGGCTGTTCACGAAGTGAATAAGCAGATTCGTGACGTCGGTCTACAGGCTGGTTTGTTTAGGACTAATGCGCGGCAGATGGCAGAAGGAATGGCTCCTGATGTTGAGCTTTCTACCGATCAGTCTAATTACAATCCCCTTAAGGGTTTGTACACTACGCCAGAGATCCGCGAGGCATTTAGGAGTATGACCTCAGAAACAACCAGCAAACTAGCTGAGCGTTTCGGTATCATTGCTTCAGCCTCTGCTGCGGTTAAACTTCCAAAGACTCTTGGATCGCTTAAGGGCTATGCGTCTAATCTCTGGGGTGGAGTAATGGACACTCTTGCCCAAGGGCATGGCTTGGAGTTCTTCCGCACAAACAACTGGAAGCGTGCTGGTCAAGTAGCTGGTTATAACTTGGGCTTTATCCGCCCAGATGGAACTGTTGATAACAAAGAGGCTACGGAGTTTTTCAAGTTTGTAAGACGCGAAGGATTGGTTGCGCCTAACGTACAATTTGGCGACTTCATGCGTACCTTTGAGGCTGGCGAAAAGTCTGTGGCTGCTGCTCTTCCCAAAGAAGTTTTGGATAGGGGCAAGAAAGGCATTCAGCTTCTTGGCAAAATCTACTCCACGCCAGAAACTGCATCCAAGGTGTTTAACCTAGCTGGAGAGTTTGCTGATTTATCCAAAGCTTTTCCAAATCAAAGCAAACAGGAATTGCTTAAGCAAGCTGCAGAGCGCGTTAAGCTAACCACGCAAGACTACGATTCGTTGCCGCGATTCCTCAAGGATTTCTCTAGCATTGGATTCCTAGATCCATTTGTTGCCTATACGGCAGACCGATTCCGTGTGGTATACAACACCTATAAACTGGGGATGAGGGATCTTGCTTCAGATAATGCAGCTCTCCGATTGGCTGGTGCTAAGCGTCTTGCCTCTATGACTGCTGTGCTTGGTGGTGCTGGCTATGTTGCGGCAAACACCAACCTAACTCCCGAACAGGATAAGGCTCTACGCAATCGTATGCCCGAATGGGACAGGAATGGCTTTGTGTCCATCTCTTCTCCCGGTGCCGATGGCTCATTTAAGTACACCAATCTAAACTACAACCTGCCACACTCCTCTGCTATTGAAGCCATGACGGCTGCAATGCGCGGACAGAACCCAGAGGAAGCGTTTACCAACTTTATGACTAGCATTGGTAACCAAGCATTTGGTGCCAATCTCTTGCTTGCTCCTCTTTCACAGGTGGTTAGTGGTAAGAATCGATATGGGCTTCCAATCTCTAGCGAGAATGAGCCACTCTACAGACAGACCTTTGATCGTTCAACGTATTTTATGGGGCAAACTATGATGCCTCTCGTTGTTGGCGAGGTTCGTAAATTCTTTAATGCTTTGGACAAGAGTGGAGAAAAGATTGTTACTCCCGCTGGCGATACATACGGCGTTAAGGAAATCATGCTAGAGAACCTTGCTGGTATCCGCGAGAAGACCATTAATATTGGTGACCGTATGCGTCTAAATGCATCTATCATTAGCCGTAATCTATCTGAAGATCAGATGGCTTATGCCTCTGGTAAGCGACGTGCATTAACGGAACAAGACGCTCAGGATGTCTATAATACTTTTGAGCGTCGCTATCAGAATACCTTTAACCGTGCTACTGAGTTGGTTGCTGATGGTCGAGCTATTGGCCTAGAAGATGATGACTTGGTTACGCTAATGAAAGCTGGTCGCATTCCAAGTTCTATTGCTCTCGGTGCAATTACTGGAGTGTATGTTCCTCCTGCTGTGGAAGAACAGAATCCTACTCGCGTTATCTACGAGAAGATTGAAAGCCTGCCAGAGAATCAGCGCAGGGCTGCTGTCGAGAAGGCTGCTCGCGAGAACCCAACCATTGGTCGCAATCTAATCAACCGCTATCGCCAAGACCTACGCAACAAGGCGTTGAACATCAGCGAAGTGGACAAGCTGCTGTTGTCTCAGGATGAGGCCGATGGAGACCGTGCTCGCTTCATCTTCCAGAAGATGCAGACGCTACCAGATGACCTGATGCGTACTGCCTACTTGGAAGATCTGCGCAAGAAGCGAGTGATTACCCCTGTGGTTAACGCGCAGCTTAACCTGTTGATGAACCCGCCCCGTTAGTTTAGGGCGCGGCCATTAACGATACGGTAGTTAGCCACCTCGTAATAGCTGCCGTCTAGGGTGACGATGGCAGACCCGTGGTTATAGCTGTTGTATGGGCTATAAGCGGGGTGCAGGTCCGAGAGGCACCCTACGCTCCAAGTGGTGGTCATCGTCCCGTCTAGGGCCGTTTCCGTGTGCTCTGAGGTACGGTGATGGTGGCCGACCATGACACTCTGCTTGGCCTTCAGATAGGCTCCGCGAGCAGGATTCACCGGGGGTGCGAAGCCCTTGTGGAACTCATGTCCATGCATCACAGCTAGTCCACCCAGCATGATGATGCGCTTGTCGGTGACATACTCAATGTCGAGATCCTCAAAGTTGAGTAGCTTGTCGATGGAGAAGAACTTCTCATCATACACCTCGGGAGCCTTCTGCATCATGTAAGCCTTGAAGCGGTCCTCATGGTTGCCGTCGCGCCACACAATGCGCTGATGAGGAAACTGCTCCCGTAGATAGGCCAGTAGCTCGTTCGTGGTCTCCCGCTCTTGTTTGAAGGATCGAGCGCGGGGATCTCGGATGAACTGAGAAAGGGCATGGCAGTCGATGGTGTCGCCGTTGAGGATGATCCCGTCCACCTCCTGCTTCTTAGCACGCTTCACCGCGCACTCAATGGCCTCTTCCGTATGATAGGGAACGTGGATGTCAGACAGGATAGCCACCTTCTCCACCCCGTCCATGATGAAGGGGGACCAAGCGCGGGTGCAGGACTTGGGGATCTTGTACTTGGGCGTGACGTTCTCATCCAGCCCAACACTCTTACGCTTCTTGTCACCGTTGGCTCCACGACGATAGCGGATTGCGCTCCGCACCACATCTTGACTGGTGAAGACAGTTGGGTTCTCTTTGTAAATCATGCGAGCCAACTGGTTGCTTGGCAGATCGGGATAAAGCCTAAGTGCTACGTCTACAATTTCGGATCCAATGGGGTTTTGTGTGCTCATGTGGTAGTTTCCATTGCCCGATCAAGGGCGACTCGCAACGTGGGTCCGTCGCACATAATCATGTGCTCTTCTCCGTCGTCTACGAACGTAATCACGAAGCGCGGGTCTTCGTCGTCCACGATGTAAAAGTCGATGGCAATGACGTACTTCTCAATCCAATCGATTCGCTTTTGGTCGTCTGGCTGGTCTAGGTTTAGCATCTTGTGTATGTGTTATTCTACTATGACATCTCTTGCAAACCACCTGTAAATTGTCGGCCTCGCAGAATAGACGTTCAACGAAGCCGGGTAGGTCTGCGTAGCTCTTGAGTGAGCCACATTCTACGAGGTGGTGTACTTGGGTGGCCTTCTGGATGAACCACTCCTTGCACACACCGCATTGGAATTCGTTCTTCTGTAGCTTGTTCGGCCCCTTGTAGGGACGTTTAGCTGCGTTGCGAACGTGGTAGTTGACGGGATAGCGGGTAAAGGCTCGGCGCAGAGCAGAGCGGATGAAGCCCCAATAGCGGGCCTCTGTCCATGTACCTGAGCAGCGAGTCTTTGGCGGCTTAGGCATTACTCCATAAGCCTCCACACTAGTTCAACAACTAGCGGCACAACTAGGCAAAGGGAGAGGATAATTACTAGGTACATTAGGAACGTCCGTGTACTCGGTTCAATACGGTGTCGGCAAACTCTGTTAAACACTCATGGATATGTTTGCAGCGTGTTGTTCCCGGCTTTCGGTATTTTACAATGACTCCAGTTGCTTCAATGATCTTTCGTTTGTTGTAGGTGAAGTCTTCACAGCTACACTCTCCGTTGCCTGCATAAGCATTAATGTCCACCAGATATTCTTTCTGGTTGACCGTTTCGGAGGAAACGATGTAGGTTCCTATATCAAATTCCCGAACCGTCATTCTCATAGGTCAGATGCATATAGGCATCGACTCCGTTTTTGACGCTCTCGGTGAGAGCCTTGTGCCGCTCAAGGGCAGCGAAGAAGTCCTTGGGGTTCCCGGTTTCGAGGGAGGCAAGAACGTCGTCTTGGCCTGCGGCAAGGATGCGGAGGTAGTTGTCTGGAATGTTATTCATCGTGGAAGCATATATCCCCGTTCGTATGCCCATTGGGGATGGTAATGGATTCGGTCATGTGACTCGCGGCATACAGCAAGCCAATGTTCTGTGTCGTTTAGTCGGCCATGCCAGCGTCCTCGGCGGTGATGGATGTCAGTCGCCAAGGGCGCGTCGATGGGCTTTCCTTCGTATTTAAGGCCGTTCTCAGCTAGATAGACCTCGCAGTAGGGGTGGGCCTCAAGGTAGGCTTTACGGAGCTTGGCGTATTCCTTTAGCTCCTTGGACCTCTTGCTACTCACCCGCTTGAGAGGTGTCCGTTTCATTCTCCGTTCAGGCGGCAGATGATCTCATCCACCTGTCCACGGGTTAGGCTAGTGTCACCCTGACGATAGATGTAATTCAAGACCTGTTCGATGCGAGACTTGAGTTCCATCTCTCGGATCTCGGCATCGGCCAGTTGCTGACGCAACGCAGCGGTTTCACGGTACAGGGCTAGTAGTTCAGTTTCATTCATGTGTTTATGTCCTCTCGGAAAACTTGGTGTGTGGTGCAAAGAATGTCAATCTAGTTTGAGCCAAAGAACCGTCGCGGTTCTTGAGTTGGTAGAGTTCTTGAAGGTACTCCGTCCGGTCATAGCCCTGAATCTGTCCAGCGTCATCCTTGCTAGGGCGGTGCAGGGCAAGCACACGGTGGGCGTCCTCTTCAATGGAGCCTGTATCGCGGAAGTCTGTGCGGCTGGGTGGACGGTCTTCTCGTTCGTTGCCACGATTAAGTTGGGCAGCGACGATGAGGGTGCAGCCGAGTGCCTTCTTCAGCGGAATCATGCTCTTGCTCAGCTTGGTCATCCGCTCGTACGCACCATCTGCATTCACCTTGATGAGTCCGAGATAGTCGATGATGACAAGATCGGGCTTCCACGTTGAGGCCAGCAAGCGGCAACGAGCCTCGATCTGGTCGAGCGATAGGTCTCGCTCGTACACCAGCAGGGGCATGTTGCGCAGCTTCTCCACCTCCTTCTTCAAGGCGTCCTGCTTATTCGTAAACTCCATCGAGAGGCGGCGAAGATTCACCCCTGCACGCTGAGCACCCATCTGCAAGAGCACAGCCTTGGCCGAGGTTTCTAGCGTGAAGTAGGCCACACGGAGCCCACGGTAGAGGTTGTGCGCGGCAAGCTGGGTCATGAAGGATGACTTACCTGTAGATGTACGAGCACCGACGATGACGTACTCGTGCATCCCAATAGCCCCGGCTGAGTCGTCGAACCGCGGCATGCCTGTTACCACCACTTTTTCGTTGGCCGTGTTGCCGCTAATCTGCCCGGCAATCCACGATATGGCCTCGTCCACGGTCTCGGGCAAGCTCACCTCTGTCCGTTCTTCCGGCTTGAGGTGGTTGGGTAGTCCTTCGATGGCTTCCTTGATCTTGGTGTAGCTCTCCTTGTCATCAATCATCGACAGCGCATCCCGCAGGGCAGGACGTAGATCGCTGATGATTGCAGCCTCTAACGTAGCTTTGAGAGCCTTCTTGCCGTGCGTCTGGGTAGGCGCACTAGATTCGCAGGCGAGCAGTTCCTCGGCTGGACAAGCGTTGCCCATCTCAAGGAAGATGGACTGCATATCCGTCAGCCGGGAGTTGGTGCGATTCTCCAATAGCTGAAGCCAAATGGCTTTGCGGTCATTGCTAGTGAACGCATCAGCCTTCAGCCCCTGAGTTACGGCGGTGTCGATGAGGGTAGGCTCAAGCAAGCAGGAGCCGATAAACACTTGTTCGTGGTTCATACTTGGGCCTTTCGTAGCTCCGCAATGGCAGCGCGGATGTCCGGCTCGTCATGCTCAATCGTCCATCGGTAGGTAGATCGACCCATGATTGGATCGGCAGACATACAATGTGTATTCAGCCAATCTAGCGCAGCGTCGGCTTTCTCTAGCTCAAACTCCAGCCCCCGCACGGTGGACGCTAGGCTCTCCTCGTTGTGCCGCAGCGCATTATTTTCGCGTTCGAGGCCGCGAGCAACTGTTGCGTACACACACGTACCATCAATTGAGAAATCATCGTAATCGTCATTTAATCCGGGATAAAAAGCCGCCCTATCTGTTCGTGGCGTATCACTCACGACGCACCTCCTTCCCTGCGCTGCTTCAAAAACTTTCTCACCAACGATCTCTTAACACCAAGCATCTCAGAGATTTTCTTTTCGCCTATGCCATGACATTCTTTGAGATGGATCATCATCGCTTCGATAAATAAACGCTCAAGATGAGCCTTCAATTCTAGACTGTCCCTATGAGAAGCACTCCTAGCACTCTCGTATGCGCACATTGCTGAATATGCATGATCTGACATACTCATGACACGCCTCCTTCCCTGCGAGCCTCGTCAACAGCTTCGCGCAGCGTCTCGCCCTCAAAGCGTCCATCACGGCAAGCCACCTCTACCCCGCCATTTTCAATCACCATGTGTATTGAGAAGGCTTCCTCGGAGAGCCAGTCCATGCGCTCACGGTCGCGGCGTAGTAGTTGGTTGTGCTCCCTGAGATGGTTCATGTCCTGTACGAACCGCTCACCCAATAGGGCAGCAACCTGTTCATGCGTGAGGTTATGGCCGCCAGCGATGAGCACCGCTGCGGGATCGTTCAGCTTAGAACGAAGCTCGGCGTTCTCCGCCTCAAGCTCGGCAATCACCTTCCGGTAATGGGAAGGGAAATCGTACTTCCAACGCGTTTCATTCAGTTGTTCTATCTTCATATGTTTTTGGCGAGCGTTGTTCGGATGCGCTCCCCCCGGTGAACTATCCAGTTATACCTGTCGTGGATCAAAGTATCTCCAACGCCACAAGGCAAGGAGATGTTCAAAGATTCGCTGACTCTTGCTAATCTTGTCCGTATCGTAGTGCGCTACGTCAACACGCCCGATCTCGGTGGTGCTGATGTAGATGTTGTAGCCCTCTGCGTTGAAATACATCGACCACGGCGGGGTGAGCGCGCCGATGTACGCAGCGATCTGGATGGGGTGAGTCTCGATGGGTTCAACCACCTGCCCCGGCTTGGTGCGCTTAGACTTAAAATCGACGACAACAAGCTGTTTGTTTCCATCTTGGTCAGACAAACGATGGCCGTAGAGGTCAACAGTCCCAGCGTAGCCAAGCTCTGGGTTAACTACCACCGACTCGCATACCTTGTCGGCAATCCCAAGCTGATCCACCACAATCGCCGCAGGCAGGACAAACTCTCGAATCGGAACACTGCGACCGTCTGGCATCTCCACTTTAGCGGTGCCATCCCAGTTGTCGTGGTCAGATAGGTAGGTCTCTAAGCTGTCGTGGATGATGGTGCCTAGGTCGGCTGCTCCAGCGGCATCTTCGCCAGCCCTGTCCTTGATGCGCCGTTGGTAGTTCTGGAAGTCCTCACCTGCTGATGGGGTGTCCTCAAAACAAGCTTGAATCACCTGCCCAATTCGATACTCCTCAAGGGATGGAGCTGACAGCATCCGGCAGATTTCTGTTACGCTAGGTAACAGCTTCTGATCCTTGATGTCCCTGATTGTCGTTGTTCTGCTGGGATTCTTTGCGCCGGGTTTTGTTTTCTGGTAGTGGCGGGCTTCGCCTGTTACCGTGTAAGCGTGCATTAGCGTGATAAATCTATGATTAGTAGAGCAATGCCGACGATAGCGAGTCCTACTACCGCCGCAACTGTCATGCCCCAAAGATAAGCGTCATCGTCATCCATTAGAACGGAGCCTCCTCGCCTACGGTTTCGGTCTTAGGGTGGAGGTCGCCCGACTGTAACCTCTGAGCCACTCGGATCAGGTCTGATGCTACGCGCCAGACGTTCTCCTCGTTCACTAGGGACGAGGAAGTGCCTTGCGCTTCAGCAATCAAGGCATCAACAGCCTTGTTGATAGCCATTCCAACGGTCACCCCCTCGATGCGGGAAGGCACAGGAGCGGCGTTTCCTTGGCTTTTACGGGGCTCTGGGGCCTCTGGGGCAGTCTGGCTAGGGGTAGAGCCATCTACGGCCTTAAAAACGACCTTATCGCCGATGACAACAGAAGGTTTCCCATTGTGATCGTCTCCGCGACGGATTCCCCAGCCAGAAAACTGCACTCGTTTGCCGTCGATATGTTCAAACGTCTTGGAGAAGCTGGTTGCCTCCACCACATCTTGACCTTCCCTCAAGGTACACTTGAAGATGGTTTTTCCGGCCTTCGTTACGAGAGGCCGTGCGTTGCTTACGTTAGCGATAACGGTGCCTTTAACGGCCTCGCCCGGATTTGTTGACAGGATGTTATTCATTTGCGTTTAGTTGTGGGTGCTGACAAAGACTAGAACTACTTATTACTTTGTATTACTATCATCTCTATACCATATGCTCGCGTTATTGCGTAGTTACGATACGCAGAAACGCTTATTGCCCCTGCGGACAAGGAGATTAGACTTGTACAGGGAGGAGATGACGCGCTCGACGGTGCGTTGGTTCATGTGCAGACAGTCTGCAATGTACTTGTCGCTACCGAAGTAGCCGTCAGGGAAACCTGCGACGAACGCCAGCACCATGCGCTCGGCATGGCTGATGTCCTTTTCAAGCAGTTGACTGCTGATCCAGAGTCCGGTCATCATGGGTGTGGATCGTCAAGGAGTTGGTCGTATACGGCAGCACCAATCACCTGATGCTGGTGGTCGATGAATTGAAGCAATTCCCGGCGGCGAAGCATCACCTCCTCGTACCACTCTTCTGAGATGCGCTCCTCTTTGCTGAGGGCCATTGCTGAAAGCTCGAACACAATTGAGCGAGCGTCTTCGATGTTAAGGCTCATGACGCACCTCCATTGACTTTAGCTAGTGCAGCTTTGGCAGCGTGCCAGATGGGGTCAGCAATGCCATTGCCATGTCCCTGCTCAAAGTAAGCCTTCGCCATGATTGCAATGTCAAGAAGCTCAGGTGCTGCTGCAATCAATCGAGCGTTGGCAATGCCCTCCTCTTCGGGACGATCTCCTCGACCATAACCGCAGTCAGCAATGCAGCGAGATCCTAAACGATTGCCCTCAGCAACGAGGAATCTGTCGCCAAAGGTGCATGGACGATGGTCTTGCCCCATCTTGTCCGTTGTGCCACTATCGTAAATCGCGACCCAAGGTCCGCGAGTGTGTTTCTTAGTCATGTTTCTTTCTTTGTTGGTTAACAGGACAACCACCTAAGCCATCGCATGATAGCTACTTGCACCCGTGTGCTTGTCCGATAGGACGGCGGTCTTTCCCTGTTAGCTCTGAACGTTTTTCACTTTCCAGACTCCATCCACAGGGTCAAGATAAATCTCGCCCGAAATGATTTCATTCGCGCAACGGTTGAGGGTCGCAGTTGAAATTCCTGCGCGTTCGCTGTAGCTCTTGCGCCCGACGTATCCCTCGCTTGCGGCACGGGCTAGTGCGTATTCATGTACGACAGCACACGCTTCTTGCGTGATGCGCGGCATCCCCGGCTTCCACTTATCCCGTCTCACCATACCCTTGCCGAAACCTGTGCTTCGACGGGTTTTGGTGAAGATGGGCGCACGAATGCGTTTATCGGCTGAAGCCCGAAGCTTCGCCTCCTCTCGTTCCATCTGTTCGACACGTTCGTGCATACGCTCTGCAAAGCGTACACAGGATGAGATTGATGAGTAGCTCATGGATTAGCACGGGTTTTCCGAATGACGTAGTTTGCGTAGTACCGTTTATCGCCATCGATTTCGCAGGAGATATTAGAGTGATGGTTTAGTTTTAAGGCAGCGTACTTGCTGGCCTCATTGAACCCCCAGTCATCCGCAGGGAAACTGGTCGGCATTTTTTCCTCGGCCTGATTCTTAAGAAACTTGCCGGGAATACGAAATACTTCGTATCGATAGGTGTGGTTATTCATAATTGCTATGTTTATATGGGGATGACAAAGCCTGAGGTGTCTCGCTTGGCTGCGCCTTTAGCCTTCAGGCCAACGACACAGCCGCGAGGATCGAGGAATCGCAAGTCTGAAAGGTCGCCATCGACCACGTTGTAACCATGCCAATCGTCGGGCAGATCGCCAGAAAACACGGCTGCAACATTGCCGCCAGCTTCCAGCACCTTGAGAGCTTCCATCTCATTGCACTCTGATCGGCTGAAGGTCAGGTGATAGTTGGGCGGAAGTTCACCGCGAGCAAAACGCAAGGCACGATGATGGTTCTTCGTATAATCGTAGAACATGATGTCCTTTGGGAACTGTTGCATAATCTGCAACCCTTCCCAAGGAATGTCCGACGTGCCATTGAGACGAATGCAAGCAGCCATGCCGTGATGGTTTGTGCGCCAGACAAACTCCTCGATCTCCTCGATGAGTTGCTTGCGGAAACCCGCTGGGTCATCGAAGAAGTATTGAGTCTTGCTGATGCGTGAACGCTGCACGTTGCTGAATGCGCCACGTCCTGCCGTGTAAAGGCACGACGAGATGCAACCCCGTGATGCGTGAGAACAAACATTGCCACGTTGGGCAACTTTGTGAGGGGCAAGATAGAGGATGGCTGTGCGCCAGCCAAAGCTCTCGCCCTTGGTAGTCTTGCTATCCGATCCGACTGATAGGAGTTTCATTGATGATGTCTTTCAGTTCTTTCTTGAGCCTACGAGCATCCTCGCCGCGCCACATTGTGGCATTGCTGAGGAAATAGTTGATGATGGAGCGAGCATCGTCGCACCCATAGCTATCGTTAACGCTTTCGAGCGTTGACATAGCGTCGAGATATGGCCGCGCCCAAGGATGAACTTTGGGCGTCCACTTCTGTCCAATCTCACTAGCGATTTCGTGTATGTGTCTCATGTTAGATCTTTCCATCGATGATTGCCTTGAGACCCTCGCGGACAATAGACTCAGCGTCCTGACGAGACTGTGCCATCTCTACAGCGTCGCGTACGGTGTCTTCAAGATCGTCCGAACTCACCTTTTCGTCCTCAAGATCGCGAATCTTGTACTCGATATCCTCAATCTTGCTGTCGATTTCTTCGACTGTGGCACGCAACGCACGATATTCAACCAGCGTCACGAAGTCATCCAAGTGATCGAGACTAGGGCTTTTGCCCATTTCTGTCTCAAGCTTGGTGATTCGATTGCTTAGGATGATGAGTTGCTCGTTGATGCGACTATCAACCTTGCGAAGAACCTCGTTTACGAGCAGGTTAATGATACGAGCGACCGCATTATGGCCCTCGGTGTTCTGTGTCTGTGTATCTGTGTTCATGGGTTTATCCTATCGTTTGAGCTTGGCAGAGACTTTCCGCCAATAAGTTGATGTTGCGGACTTCTTTGGACCATTAGGCCCACCGTTCCACACTTTCGCCCTAACCTCGTCTGTCACAGGCCAGCCGTACCTTTTGCCATAGTGGTCTGTATAGATTCGGAACATCTCAGAACACTTGGTTAGGTCGCGCCTATCGTTTGACGTGTAGCGCGTTCCGGCGATGCGGTTGACATCTCTGACGGTAATTTCCCAGATTTGAGCTGGGCCTACGGCTTTGCCGTTATCACCGATTGCGTTGACATTGCCGCCGGATTCGACGGCGACAATGGCGAGGAATAGGGCAGTAAGGTTCATGACTCTAACAAACCTTCGCTTTTTAGGAAGTTGATGTACTCAGCAAGCAACGCTTTCTTGTTGCGTGTCTTGCTGCCAATAAACTGACGCACGGTCGGCGCAACCGATCCCATTGAGTGCTTCATGCCCAAACTTTCGAGTTTGAGCATGGATTTGAGCACTAGCAATTGGTAGGCTGCAATCTTCTCTGGAGTGTCTGCGATCATGATTAGGCAACGTTGACGGTCATCTCAGCTTCTTGCGCCTTTTTGAGCCACTTCTCAGCGTTAGCGCGATAGCGTTCCGCCAAAGTGAGTGTCTTAGTTTCGCTGAGCTTGATCCAAGTGCTACGGACGCGCTTATTTTCAACGATTTTCATGTCTCCAACGAAGCCGCCACGGTTCAGAATCTCTGTCACAAGACCGCAAACCTGAGGAGCTTCCAAAGCTGCCAGCTTGGTTTTCTTTTCTGCACGAGCGGCTTTAATTTGATCACGATAGACCGTGATTTCGTCACGGGTGAACGAATTGCCGTTATTGACGCGCCAAACGATGTCTTCCTTTTTGAGTACGAGTTGCATCTGTCTGTCCTTTCTATGGTTTTGTCAGTTATTAGCCGCCATTAATTGGCGTTTAACCCTTGCGCCGCGATAAGGCTCCTGACTTGCAAGGGAACCCAGCTACGTCCTTTTAACGGTGGACAGCCTGCTGGGGTTAATTGTTAACGGTTTGAAAAACTCTGCTAACGCATACTTTCGACTAGTGCAGATACTAAGCCGAAAGAGTGCTAATCACTTGCCGTTACTAGCTTGCCAAGCCAATAACTTGCACCAAAAGCAAGTCGGGATCACGTCCCATCGGTTGCAAAAGCCGTCGCCCTGAAGGCTCGCCCCCATCCCTTAGCATTAACGCTAGCCCGTAGACTAACGCCGAACCGCCGTTTCGTGTGGCTGGTAAGGTAGGACTTCGCCCCGTGTCGCTCGCACAAGCGAAGGAGTCCCCTCCGCCTGCAACCGTCGCCGGATAACCCCCCGGCGATGGGATGGACTGTTAAAGAACTGCCGGAGCTACCTCCGACATCCACCACGATGCACACTCGGGATTGAGTAGCGAGAGAAATCGTCAGAAATCGTCATTTTACCTCTCAAAAAAACTTCAGGTAGCAGCTTGTGGGATACGCAAAACCAAGCAATCCGCGCCCCCGAATCATCCCCCCTCAGCAGCCCCTCGCCTAAGCCACAAGGAACGGTAAGGAACGCCCCTAGGAGCCACAAGGAAGCCCAAGCCCAAGCCACCCCTGCCACCCCTGGTGAAAGTGTGCCATTTTGTCACAGCACCATTGGCACGGTATCTTGACCCATTTAGTCAACTAATCCCAGGCGTCAGCCGTCTAAATCCTTTACCCCACCATCCCAAGCAACAAACCCAACAATGGGAAGTGGTGGACACACCATTGCCATGCAATTGCATTGCAATATACAAGCAACTCACTTGTTTTGCTAGTGTTAAGCACTTACTTTGCAGCAACCATAGGGGGGGAGGGGGGGGCAACACTCGGCTCCGCTGTCGCATATTGATAGGTTAAACGACCACTTAAAAAAATTTGCAAATAGGTCTTGACCACTACCTAACACTACCTGTAGAACGTTTGCATGGGGAGGAAGTCCAAAGCAATTGTGGAGAGCGTAGGGGAGGCGCAAGCCAACCTCAATCACCGTTATATTGAGAAGCGGAAGCCTAAGGAGGCAGCGTTAGCGTTGGATATGCTGGCTAATGGGGAGACGTATGCGAAGGTAATGGAGGAGACGGGTATAGGGTTTGTGGCACTGTCAGCTTTGAGGGCGCGGCATGAGCGTGCTTTGGAGGTGAGGCGCAAGGAGCTTGCGTTAGACGGCTTTGAGATGGCAGAGAGGATGAGGGCGTTGGTGGCGAAGAAGACAGAGATGTTGATGGAGGATGATGAGGCGTTGATGAAGACGCCGCTTAAAGACTTAACGTTAAGCTATGGCATTAGTGTGGACAAGGGCTTACAGGCTCTTGGGGAGCAGAAGGTGGTGGTGGAGCACAGGACGGGGAAGCCGTCGCTTGCTGACGCTATGAAGGCTATTGAAGAGGCTAGGGCGGCTTTACGGAATGACACCATTACAGTACTCACAACCCCTGTTGAGCGAGTGGGACCAGAAGTTGAAGTGGACGGCGACGATGACGAAGGAGGGGACGATAGAGTGGTGGAGTCCCGAGATCAGGGTTAAGGTGGTGTACTTTCCCGCGCTTTATGAAGATTACATACCAGAAAAACCCTACTAGTTCAGTTGGAATTATGTTTGGGAAGATGTATGTAAAATCTTCATGGACAAATGTTTTTACCGGAAAGCGTCATGTTAGTCTCTACTGGTATTGGACTTTGAGCATTGGTCTTTTCCGTGGCTTGCTTATGATTAGTGGAAAGCATAGAGCCGTATGTCGTTAGTCTGGAAGCAGCACCCGATACTTAAGCCTCCTACGATGGAGGAGATGGCGCGGATGGACCCTAAGCAGTTGGTTCAACTGTGGGAGCTCTACCATGAGGCCATTGAGAACGCTGAGCGTGATCCCTATCGGTATGGCTTTAAGCTGGTGAATTGGGGTGAGGCGGAGGATCTACTGTCTAAGAAGAACGAGATTCTTGTAAGTGGTGGTAATCGTTCGTCTAAAACGAGTTGGGCTGCTCATGCGGTGGTGAAGGCAGCGATTGAGAACTATGGGGCGGTTATAATGTGTTTCGCCCAAAATGCTGACGTTTCCATCAGACAGCAGCAGTCCGCGATCTACGATGCGCTTCCCGAGGAGCTTAAGCGCAAAACTCTTGGTACTGAGGAGAATGTCTCCTACACGCGAAAGAATGGCTTTAGCAAGTCGAGCCTCATCCTGCCGGGGAGCAAGAGCCACATCATCTTCAAGACCTACTCCCAGTTCTTAAATAACGACACCATCCTTGAGGGTGCGGAGTTGGGTAGCAGGGAGGCTAAGTGGATTAACATTGGTACTTGGTGCGACGAATACCTGATTGGCCCTGAGCTTCTGGCTACGCTGAGGTTCCGTCTGGCTACGCGCAACGCCAAGATGATTGTGACGTTCACCCCTATTGATGGGTATACGGAAGTGGTCCGTGACTATCTAGAGGGTGCGCGGACGTTGGAGTGGAAAGAGGCCGAACTGCTCAACCATCGCAAGGTTCCGTTCCTGCAGGAGAGCAAGAATCGGAATGCGGGCATCATCTACTTCCATTCCCGCGACAATCCCTTCGGCGGGTACGAGCGTATTGCCGAGGATCTGAAGAACCGTCCAGAGGACGAGATTCTATGCCGTGCCTACGGTGTTCCGACGAAGAGCAAGAGTACACAGTTCCCCAACTTCTCGGTAGAGGTGAACGTCGTACCGCATGAGAAGATCCCTACCAAGGGGCTCACGCGCTACATGATCCTTGACCCCGCTGGCCGAAAGAACTGGTTCATGGCTTGGATTGCCGTTGATGAGAGCGGTACATTCTGGGTCTACCGGGAATGGCCGGATGTCAACGTGGGGGATTGGGCCAAGTGGCATGGCGGGAAGTGGATCGGCGGAGAAGGGTCCAAGGGGTTGGGCTATGGCATCAGGGACTATGTGGAGCTTATCGGCAATATGGAAGAAGGGGAAACCATCTTTGAGCGGCTGATTGACCCTCGGCTTGGTGCGGCCAAGTACCAGACGCAGAATGGTGCTTCGTCCATCATAGAGGATCTGGCTGATGCTGGGCTTACCTTTGTCCCGGCCCCCGGCTTGGACATTGAGGACGGGCTACAGGCGTTGCAGACCAAGATGGCCTACAATCGCAAGGTGCCGATGGATAGCGTCAACCGCCCACACTTCTACATCTCTGATCGGTGCCAGAACATCATTGCCGCGCTACAGGAGTACACGGCGGATGGTGGCCCAGATGAGGCACACAAGGATCCTATCGACGTGCTGCGGTATGCGGCGATTGATGGCATCCGCTACGTTGACGATAAAGCATTTAACAAGTCTCGAAGAACTACAGGAGGATACTAATGGAACCTATCAATACCCCCATCATTGCTTTGGCCGATAAGCTGGGCAAGACCGTCAACGATCTGTTGGCTATTAAGAACACGAAGCTGACCAAGGGCCAGCACTACACAGGCTATGGCAAGAACACCTATTTTACCCCCGAGGGTGTGGCCGAGGTAGAGCTTGCGCTAGAAGTGCCGCTGGCTGTGCCTAACAAGCTAAACGGTGTGGTTTTGCATCCGGCCCGTAACCCCGACTGGGTGATGGTGAAGCTAGAGCATAAGGACGGGAAGATCCCGGTGAAGATCGGGCGGAAATACCGTGGTAAACTTATTGGCAAGCGCATCGTCATTGACGCAATCACAGACGCAAGCGGATCAACTACTTACCGTCATGCAGAACTCCGAGGATGACCCAACATCAAACAAAGAGTGGCTAAGTGAACAAGTGGATCGTCTGCTTGGGTTTGAGATATTGCATCGAACCCTACACGCCCAGTATCAACCAATCGAACCAACTGCCCTCTCCGACAAAACCGGACTAGACCGTAATGCGGCTAAGCGGATTGTAACTCACCTTAGATCCATTCTGAAATGATTAACGAAGATAACGCCGAAGCCCTGACCTACGTTCAGAATACCCCGAACGTCAAAGCACTTGTCGATGCGTTCGACCGCACGGCGAACGATTTGGAGTTCTACTTTGACCAATGCCGCGACAGCTATGACTATCGCCGCAACATCTGGCCGGGGAAGTCGGACGATCTTCGTAAGCATGGGCCTGATGCGTTTCCGTGGGATGGTGCTGCTGACAACGAGGCACACGTCATCAATGAGCGCGTCAATCGCTACGTTGCTATTTTCATGGCCGCTCTTACGCGAGCCAACATCCGTGCCTATCCTGTAGAGGCTGGCGATATTGGTCGCGCTCGCACGGTGAGTGCGTTCCTCAAGTGGATGGTGGCTTCCTACATCCCGCAGTTTAAGCGGCAAATGGAGCTTGGTGCCAACTACCTGCTGGAGCGCGGACTGATGGTGACTTACGTTGGCTGGCAGCGGGAAGACCGCACGTTCAAGCAAACCCTATCGCTTGACCAGTTGATGGCTATCAGCCCCGACGTGGTAAAGATGATTCTGGAGAAGCAGAATGACGCGCAGATGGTTGCGCTGCTCCAAGCTCAGTTTAATGGAATCCCCGAAAAGAAAGCTAAGCGTATCCTTAATGACCTACGCAAAACTGGTACGGCTGAATTTCCGGTGGTTAGGCGTAGCGTTGATCGTCCTTGGGTGCAAGCAGTTGCGCCGGATGGCGACGTTCTTTTCCCGGCCTATGCCACCGATCCTCAACGCGCTCCTTATTGCTTCTGGCGTGTGCTAATGACTGCGCAGGAACTGCGTAACAAGATTAGCAGCAACGGCTGGGATAAGGACTGGGTGGAGTACGTTATCGAAAACTGCAAAGAAGCGGGAGACCCCCTCCGACTTGAACGGCGCAACCAGTTCACTTACACCACCGTGACGTACGATGCGTCGGAGTTGTATGAGGTCATCTATGGCTATCAGCGACTGATTGACGAAGAGGACAACTCGGAGGGGATCTACTGCACGGTGTTCCACCGCGAGGTGTATGGCAAGCAGGAAGTTCCCGACTATGCAAAGTTTGAACTGATGAATGGGTACGAAGACTATCCGTTTGTTGTTACCAAGCTGTCCGAAGACAACAAGCGTCTCTACGATATTCAGTCGGTGCCGGAGATGCTGAAGGGCATCCAATGGCAGGTAAAAACTGAGCGCGATAGTCGCATCGACCGCAACAGTCTGGCTACGATGCCGCCCATCATGCACCCTGTGGGCAATGCCCCGTCCGATTGGGGTCCGGGTCGTTATGTTCCCTATCGCCGCGCTGGCGAGTTCCAGTTTGGTCCGGTGCCGCAATACAACCCCGGCTCGATGGAAATGGAGCAGACCCAGCTTGCTCAGGCCGACAAGATTATTGGCCTCGATATTAACAACCCGCTGTCGCAGATTCAGCAGCAGTACTTTGTAGACAAGTTCCTCACGCACGTCCGCGACGTGTTGCGCCTAGCCTACAAGTGCTTCCAGCGGTTTGGCCCCGATCAAGTGTTTTTCCGCGTTACGGGTGTCTCTGATCCTCAGCGTTATAGCAAGGGCGACCCGAATGAAAACTTTGACATTATTATCAACTATGATGTCATGCAAAATGATCCCGATAACATTGAAGCACAGATTACGCAGTTTTCTACGCTACTTCAGCTTGACCGGAATGGGCGCATGGACGTGGATATGCTTCTCGAATTGGCCGCGAGTGCCATCAATCCGGTTGTTGCTGACTCCATTCTCCGCCCTGCTGGGCAAGCAGCCGACCAAATCACGAAGCAAGTCACGGACGACCTCTCCAAGATCTACGCAGGCATTGAAGTTGGTGCGCGTCCGAACGGTGCGCAAATTGCGATGCAAGTGATCCAGTCTTACGTCCAGCAGCCTGACGTTGCCCAGCGTCTACAGAACGATCAGGCGTTCCAAGCCCGCTTCCAGAAGTACGCTCAGCAGTATCAGTTCCAGATGACGCAGCAGCAGAACGCCCAGATTGGTCGTATTGGTACGGCTCCCGCTGCAATGGGAGATACCAATACGCAGGCCATGCAGCAGACTCCTAGTTACTAATGCAAAAGCCAGATAACCTAGATAGCCTCATCCACATTGACGCATACGTTGAGTTCCTTGATGGAATCTACGCCTTGCGCGAATCGTTGATTCAGCAGCTTCACGACGTATCCTCCGACCGCATCCAGCAGATTAGCGGTCGAATCCTCCAATGCGACGATATCCTCCAAATGGGTGGATATGATCGTATTGTTTCTCGTAGAGGATGACGTAGCCCCTTTTTCTTAAAGGGGCCGTTGTTCGCTGTGTCGCTCTGAAAACCGCGACAGACGAAACGTGAAATAAAAGAAACCCCTAAAAGAAAGGGGGAGTGTGAGGGGGATTTTTTCGTCATGTCAAGCCTATTCGACATGGCACCTAATTTTCTCTGTTAGCTCAAAAGCGGGTCTTTTCTAAAGCATGGTATATTCCCGCTATCGCCAACGCGAGGCGTTAAAACGCGGAAAACCAACAATGTCTGATGAAGCTACGTCCGTCGCCGGGGACGCTAAACAGTCGGTGGTCTCAGAAAAGTCTAATATGACAGCGAGCCAATACGCGGTTCGCCGTCTCGGTGAGTTGAAGGTTAAGCCTGACGGGGCTTTGAATCCCGCCAGTCGCCCAGCCGAACAGCCCACCAGCCAATCCGCGCCAGCGGAAGAGGAACAGCAAGAGCAGGCGAGCAACGACCAAGCTCAGGCTGAACCGAATCCGACGGGCAAGGACGTTCCTTCACAAGTTGAACTCTCGGAACTTTCCGATGAGGACATCCAAGAACTCGCTCAGAAAGGCAAGTCTGGCCTGCTCAAGCGCATTGCGGAACTTACAGCCAAGCGAAAGCTAGCCGAGGAGAAAGCAGCGCAGTTGGAAGCCTACATGGCCCAACAGCAGAACAACAAGCCCCTTGAGCCGAAGGTCGAGAATAATCCCTACGCCAGCATCTCCTCTATTGAGGATCTTGGGAAGAAAGTCCAAGAGGTAGCTGATGTTGTTGAGTGGGCAGAAGATATTCTGGATCGCGCTGAACACCTCGGCTTTGAAGATATTGCCGCAACGGTGGATGGGCGCGAACTGACTAAGGCTCAGGTAAAGGAGACTCTCCGCAATGCCCGCAAGGCACGCGACAAGTTTCTCCCAGCGCAGAAAAAGGACATTGAAGCTGGCATCCAGCGCAAAGGTCTTCGTTCTGCTTTCGAGCAACAAGCGGTCAAGGAACTTGAGTGGCTTGCCACCCAAGAAGACAATGACATCAAACGCCAGTTCTTTGCGATGCTTAACGATCCGCGCCTCAAGGGCATGGAAGAAGCATTGCCGGATGTTGCTCCTCAGTTGCCCTACATCTTGGCCCATGCTGCCAATTCGATGTTTGCGCGAAAAACAATTCCGATGGACAGCAAGCCCTCTCCCAAGTTGACGCCCCCCGGCTCCCCATCCTCTACAGCGGCTGCGGGTGACCGGACGCCTTCTTCGGGTGAGCGCAATATGAAGGAAGTGTCTAAGCGGTTGGCGGACTCAGGTAGCGTAAGCGACTTCATCGCCCTTCGTGCAGCACAACTCTCTAAACGCAAGTAAACTACTACTACAATGGCCTTTTCCAATACTTACGATACGACCAATCCGGGTTCCGCTGTTTCTAACCGCGAAGACCTTCTCGATGTCCTGACGATCCTCGCCCCCGAGGAGACTCCGGTTCTCTCTTCCGCTGCTAAGTCCAAGGCGTCCGCTACCTTCGTGGAGTGGACCGTTGACAGCCTCTCGGCTCCCGTGACCACGGGCGTTGCCGAGGGTTCTGACGTAACCGTCTTCACGGACAAGTTCGCTAACCGCGCTCGTCTGGGTAACTACATCCAGAAGTTCCGCCGCGACTTCATGGTGAGCGACCTCCAGAACGCTGTTGATAGCGTTGGTCCCGCCAAGATCGCTCAGGCTGAAGCGAAGGCTGTCCGCGAGATCAAGCGCGACATCGAGGCGACGCTGTGCTCCAACAACGACCGCACGGTTGAAGATGGTGCTGGCACGCCCTACGGCCTGCGCGGCCTCGGTGACTGGATTGACTCGGCTGGTCCGGCGGATGTTCCCGCTGCCTACCGCACCCCGGCTGGCTCGATCCACGCTTCCAGCACGTTCAACGAGACGGTGTTTAACAACCTCATCACCTCGATCTACCGCGTTACGGGTACGTCGAATGGTCTGACGCTGGTTGCTGACACGGCCCTCCGTCGCGTCATCAGCGACTTTGCTCGCACCTCCGGTAACTCGGACTACTCCGTGCGTCGGGTCGCCTATGATGGCGGCGAGGCTACGATCAAGCTGTCGGTTGAACTCTATGAGTCCGATCATGGCATCGTGTCCATCGTTAACATGAATCCGGACTGCGCGCCGGACACCACGAACAAGGACACGGGCTACCTCGTCAATCCTGAGTTCTACGGCGTTGCGGAGCTGATTCCGCTCGGCTCGACCCGTCTGCCGAACCTCGGTGGCGGCGAGCGTGGCTATGTTGATTGTGCCCTGACCCTGCTGGTCAAGCATCCGGGTGCGCATGGTAAGATCACCACGCTCAGCTAAACACTAACTAGGAGTCTACTCACATGGCTAAACTTACGATTAACGAAGCAGCGGCGGGCTTCACGCACAAGGTTGCGTTCGATTACGTCGATCTCCAGCG